GCTGCATTTGTGGATTGATGGACTGGCGCATAAGAGAAACAACCTGAATTGGAAATCTTCACGCCTTATATTGGGTTGCAAGCCAACGTTTTCAAGAGGTTTGGGTTTTCGGACAGGCACTAAGTAACACGAACCGCCTGTACTGGCGGTTTTTTTATGCCCAGGGATGGGCGGTATCCCGGCAATGCAGGAGCAGTTGCCGGGGTTATGCCCGGCAAACGTGGACAAGCCAAAGCCCCACTGGCCGGGAAATCAATAACGTGGACAAGCCAACGCGCCCCACAGGGAGAGTGATATGGGAATTGATGCGGAAAAGCTCGATCAGGAAGCCGATGCTGAATACGCCCAACTGCTGGGTAACGTTACGCCAGCCCCTGCGCCGCAGGACAAGCCCGGTGATGCCGCACCCGCCGCTGACGATGTACCCCCGCCGCCACCACCAGAGTCAGCAGCGCCTGCGCCTGACGGCGGTGACGACTGGCAGGACAAGTACAGCAAAGCGGAAGAATCCCGCAAGAATGCTCACGCCTTGATGACTCAGGCGACGCAGAAAGCCGCTGACCTGGAGCGCCGCAATGGCGAAATCCAGCAGCAGATGGCCACACTGCAAGCCCAGGTCGCCATGCTGTCACAACAGCAGCAGGTTGCGCCGCAACAGGCCGCGTCCGAAGACCAGTTCCGCGAACTGCGCGAGGACTATCAGGAACTCGGTCCGGTGTTTAACGAGCTCGACGCTGCCCGCAATCAGAACAAGGCTTTGGAGCAGAGGCTGGCTGCCATTGAGCAGGCCCGCCGCCAGCAGGATCAGCAGCAGGCCGAACGGTCATTCTGGTCAGAAGTGGAACAAACGCATCCTGATGTACGACAAATCGCAGCTACCGACGACTTTGCAGGCTGGTTTTCCCGTCAGAACAGCGGGTTGCGGCAAATGAGTCAGGTCAGCCCGGAAGGCGCTGCGTATGTGATGACGTTGTACAAGCAATCGGCAGGCATTCACTCCCCGGACAACAAACTGTCGCAAGCACAACAACTGGCCGAGCCGACCATTCGGTCCCGGTCACAACCACAAACACAAGGACGCCAACCCGCTTTGACGCCGGAGCAGATCGCCGCTTTGCCTCAACGTGAATACGAGAAGAATGAGGAAAAGTACGACGAGATGCTGACGTACTGGATGAAGCAGGGGGGACGCCTGTAGGTTCAAAGGAATTGAATCATGGCTACTTCTACATTTCCAACCGGCAATATGGCCAACGCCCTGAGCGTGGTCTATTCCAAAAAACTGAACGCCAAGTTCTATAAGTCCACCGTTCTGGCGGCCATCTGCAATACCAACTGGGAGGGGGAAATCCAGAGCGAAGGCTCCAAGGTGGTGATCCGTACTCGCCCAGACATTACTATCGGCGACTATGATCGTGCGACTGGTGTCGAGTATCAGGACCTGGAACCACCCAAGGTGGAAATGCCCATCGACAAGACTAAGTACTATGCGTTCATCGACGACTACATTCAGACTGCGCAGGCGGATATTGCGCTGATCAATGAGTCGGCGGCCGACGCGGCGGAGAATATGAAAATCGCCGTGGATGCGGATGTACTCGGCAATATCTACACCGATGTTCATGCCGACAACAAGATTGACGGCGGTGGTACTGGTGTGGTGGTGGATAAAGCCAATGTGCTGGACTACATCGTGGATATGGGGACGTTGCTCGATGAGAAAAACGTGCCTGAATCCGGTCGCTGGCTGGTTCTGCCGCCGTGGATTTGCGGCATGATCAAAAAGTCTGAACTAAAAGACGCCAGTCTTGCCGGTGATGGGACTTCCATCATGCGTAATGGCAGGCTGGGCATGATCGACCGTTTCACGCTGTATTGCAGCAACAACCTGGCCGTGGCGTCCAGTGTGTTTCAGTGCATGGCTGGCACCAAGGACTTTACCGGTTTTGCCAGTCAGTTCATCAAGCATGAATCACTGACGCTGGAAAAGCATTTTGGTATTGGCCACCGTGGGCTGCAAGTCTACGGCTATAAGGTGCTGAAGCCGGAAGCGGGTGTATTGCTGGCGGCTAAAAAGTCGTAACCCCATACCCGCCTGGTCGTGTGATCGGGCGGGTTTTTTACAAGGACATTCTGTTATGGGTTTCAATCTGGATACGTGTAACGACAAGGATGAGTTGGAATCATTCGCCAAACAGATGTTTGACGTTGATATTGACAAGCGCAAGAAGCTCGGCAGTCTCAAGGAAGAAGTAAAAAGGCTGATTGACGGCAAACCAACGCCGTTGCTTGAAGGGCCAGTGCTGCAAGAAACCACTGAGAAGCAGGCAAGCGCTGTCATCCGGTTTGTCTTTAACCAGCGTACTCAGTCGGTGGTGATGTATCAGGACCGGTTAAGGACTCGGTTGGGCGTGGATCTCGTTCCCTGTGAGCAGGACGGAACACTGCTGGCTTAGGGCGCATACCTTCCAAACGATATATACTGAAATGTATATACAGGAGGGTGTCATGGAAACTACGGTATTTTTGAACAACAAAACACAGGCGGTAAGAATCCCTAAAGAACTGGCTTTTCCCGATACGGTGAAAAAGGTGCTGGTCAGCAAAGAGGGTAATTCACTGATTCTGACGCCGCTTGATGACTATTGGGAGCAGTTTCTGGCACTGCCTGCCATAGATGACTTTCCCGACCGGGAGCAACCGGACTGTCAGGAACGGGAGGACTTTTAATGCCTGGCTACCTGTTGGATACCGATATTTGCATTGCCGCCCTGAAGAATAACCCACAGGTGATCAGCAGGTTGCAATCGCTTTTTGGCCAGGTGTTTGTTTCGTCCGTTTCTTGCCATGAACTGTTTTACGGTATTGAGAAAGGCGACCCGGCCAGGCGGCCAGAAAAGGTGTTGAAACTGCGTCTGTTTTTGCAAGGTGTTACCGTGCTGGACTTTGATCATCTGGCCGCAATGGACTCGGCAAAGGTGCGGGAGTCTTTGCGACGCGGGCAGCAGATCGGAGCCTACGACACATTACTGGCAGGTCACGCCCGAAGCGCCGGGTTGGTGATGGTGACGCATAACTGTCGTGAATTTTTCCGGGTTCCCGACCTGGCTATCGAGGACTGGCTTAATGTTGGTGACTAGCATCATTGCGCGGGTGCGTGATCTGCTGCAAGACAATACCACGGTGCCGCGCTGGAGTAATGCCAATCTGCTCGATGCGTATAACGAGGCGTTGCTGGCGGTGGTGCAGAATCGCCCGGATGTGAACTCGCAGGTCATTACCTTTGCCTGTCAGGCTAAGGCCATGCAGACGCTACCGGCTGGCACTTATCGGCTACTGGACGTGATCAGCAATCCGTCTACCGGTCGCGGGGTTCAGGAGACAACACGCAGAACGATGGACAGCCTGTTGCCACTGTGGACAACCATGATGGGCACTGAGGTGGAGCAGTATATCTACGACCAGAAAAGCCCCGCCATTTTTTATGTCTACCCGACGCCGGAGGCAGATCACAGACTCAATCTGCTGGTCAGTCAGGCACCGGTTCGGGTAGTGATCAGTGATTTTGTTAATGATACGACGGTGTTCGCCCTGGATGAGTTATGGCTGAACCCGGTGATCAACTATATGTTGTTCCGTGCCTACAGCATGGATATGGAAACTGAGGCCAATATGCAGCAAGCCCAGAACTATCTGGCCATGTTTGCCAATGATCTGGGGCTGAAGTGGAACACTGACCAGATGTTCCGGCAGGAGTTGCAGGGCAAGGTGGGTTAGTGTTTGTTGTTCCTGCGTTTCTTGTTGTCGTGTTTAACCCAAAGGATTAATGCCAGCAGTGGCAAGCCAAATAACACGGTCAGTAGCAGGTATTGATCGCCAATATTCATAGTGTTTCCTCCAGAACGTACCCTGCATAAATTAAACCAAGGGCAAGGGCCGATCCAAAAAATAAAAGCTCCGGGAAATGCGCCACTTCATTAATAAGCGGACCGACCATGCAGAGCCCTGCGGGTATCTTAACAAGGTCAAAGCAAAGTTTAGCCAGATTTTCTCGCTGTTTGTTGTTCATCCAAAGACACCTTTGTACTTCTTATTCAGGTTTTCCCAAGGACAGGATAGACCATGCAACTGGACGCTTGCCAAGTGCTTGACCAGGAGTTGCAGGGCAAGGTGGAGGGTTAGTGCTTATGTTTGTTGTGTTTTTTCCGGTAGTAACTGCACAGCTGGAAAGTGAGCGTGGCACCGAAAATAACCGCAGACATAATCGCCATTGTCATGGATAACGGGTCAAGATCAAACATTGGCGGATTCCTCGCTGTACTTTAAATCGAAAACGATACCGGCATAAATAAAGGCCATGCAAAGAACAACACCAAAAAACATGGCTGAAAGATCAAAGGTATCGGCAAGTATAGGCTGCAACAGCAATATAGCTGCTGGCAATTTAACCAAATCAAAAGCCATTCTGGAAAGGCTTTCGTACATTTTCTGTTTGAAGTTCATATACATCCTTAAACGGTCAGCATTTTTATTCAGGGACTTCCCAAGGACAGCATAGACCATGCAACTGGACGCTTACCTTTCCCGCATACGCCCGTATGCCAAGGGTTGCCCGGATCAGGTGATCAGGGAGTATTTGATCATTACCCTGCGGGATATTTGTCATCAGGCCAATATCTGGCGTCATACCGATACGCTCTACCTGATCGAGGCTGTGCGGGATTATCAACTCAAAGCCCCGGACGGCACCGAGATTGCCACGGTTCAGAATATTCTGCGCCCGGACGGCACCCGGCTTGAAAGCCGCGACTCGCTCCCGCCGTTTATCAGCTTTGGTTCCCCGCGTTTTTACCGTCATGTTCAGTCCAACCGGTTGCAGGTGGCACCGGTTCCTGACAATGACGTGCTGCACACCATTGAAATGACCTTGATGCCTGCTTTTGACGCCACCGAGGTATCGGACTACGTGGCCAGCC